AGAGCTGGAGCGTCCACGTCAGCTTGGACGACTGGCCGTAGGTGTCCACGCGGCCCGAGTAGAGCGTCAGCCAGTCCGTGTCCGCAACGCGCGGGGATGCGAGCTGCACGAGCGCTGTCGCGCCACGGACGTATCGCCTGTCCGCTCCCTCCAGCAGCGTCGTGAGGACTTGGTCGGTGTCGTTCAGCATCACCTCGAAGTTGGTCAGCTCCAGCGAGCAGTTGCGGAGGGTGACTCCCCGCGCTGGCCCGCCGCCCCACGACAGGACCCTCGGGTCGTGCGCCGTCGCGTAGTTGAGACCGACGTCGGAGAAGCGGTACCACGTCGTGTTGACGTAGATCAGCAGCCGGAAGAAGGCCTGCGGGTCCGGCCGCTTCAGCTCCGCGAGCATGTTCGCCGAGAGGAGTCCCACGGCCTACCTCGCCGCCCGCCGGGCGATGTCCTCGATCTTCGTGGTCAGCCCCCGGCTGTTCTGATCGAGCGCCCGCTCCACCTCCGAGACGACGAACTTGCCGAACGCGCGCTGGCCCTCGACGGTCTTGACCGCGCTCTGGTCCACGATCTGCACCGAGACGGGATTCTCGATGGTGACCGGCGTGCCCCGCTCCGCGACCGCCTCGGCCAGCGCCTTGACCTGCTCCACCAGCGCGTCCATGGCGCTCGCCGTGCCGGAGGACGCGTCGCCGCCCGGCGACGGCGCGTACTCGCCGCTACTGGATGGGTCGGGGCCGCCCCGGCCGCGCGGATCGTAGTCGTCGTCGTACACGCCCCTCGCGAAGGAGCCGTAGCCGATCCCGCTCGTGGGCATCTCGTTCTTCGGGATGACCATGAGGCCCTCGCCCGCGTGAATCTGCGCGAGCATGTCGCGCTGGACGACCACGGGGCCGCGGGTGCCGGACGCGAAGGACGCGTCGGCGTTCCTGTTGTTGTTGCCGGTGTCGCTCGACCCCGGGATGCGCCCCCGGCCGATGCGGTCCACGTTGTCGGCGAGCCCAGTGGAGAGGCCGAACGACTTCTCCAGCGCCGCGGCCACGCGCTCCATCGCCTCGGCCGCGCGGACCATCGGTTCCTCGGGGAACATGACGCCGCTCGCCGAAGCGGTGTCCTTGAGCTTCTGGAGGTTCTCGTCGAGCGGGATGCCGAGCGCGTCGTACTGGGCGATCAGCTCCGCGACGGCCGGGCCGACCGCGCGGATCGCCGCCTCCTGCGCCGCCGCCGGGGCGAGGCCCTGCTCCTGCGCCGCCGCGAGCGCCTGATTGTACTGGTCGGTCGCCAGCGTCGAGGCGTTCGCGAGGTCGCCGATGGAGACGACGCCCGCGTCCGCGAGGCCGGAGAGGATCTGCGACAGGGCGTTCGCGCCCTCGGCCGCCGCCGCGAAGGACTCATTCTTCGCGAGGTCGAGCTGCTGGCGGATCGGCGCGAGCATCGTCTGCATGGACGCGCTCGCGCCCTCCCACATCTTCTCGAACGGCTCGCCGAGCGCGGACGCTGCGGCGGTGAGGCCCTCGGTCTTGACGGCCGCCCAGAACACGGAGCCGAAGAGTGCGCCCTGCGCCTGCGCGCCCGCGTCGGAGGTGGGCTTGTACGCGGCGAGCCCGGCCGCGCCGGCCATCGCGGTCTGCATTCCCTTCTGCTTCTTCTCCAGATCCTTGAGCGCGGCCTCGAGCGCCTTCGGGTTCTTCGGGTCCATCGCGGCCTTGATGTCGATGCCGTAGAGCCTCGCCGCGTTGCGGGCCTTGAGGATCGAGCCGTACTGCGACTCCATCGACTTCGTCAGGTCCTCGTAGAGCTTCTTCTCCTCGGCCAGCTTCGCCGCCTTCTCCTCCTTCTCCTTCTTGCGTCCGCCGAGGAATCCGCCGACGGCCCCAGCGACACCGCCCACGACGCCGCCGACGACCGTGCCGATGCCGGGGACGATGCTGCCAATCGCCGCGCCCGCCATCGCGCCGCCGGCCGCGCCTTGGAGCGCCCCGCCCGTCTTCCGGTTCTTCGCGCCGATCAGACCGCCGATGGACCCGACGCCGCCGGCGATAGCGCCGAACTTCTGCGTGCCGGTCATGTCCTTGTAGCCCTTGAACGACTCGCCGATGTTGCCGACCACCTTCATCGTGTCGCCGAAGCTCCCGCCGATGGCCCCGGCCATGAGCGCGACGCCTTGGAGCGCGACGCCCCACTCGAACGCGGCCTTCGTCGCCTCCTGCGTGCCCAGCAGCCCGCGGCCGAGCGCCTCGGTGTAGAGGTCGCCGAGGAGCGACCACTGCTCGCCCGTCAGCTTGCCCGTGTCGCCGAGCTTCTCCATCTCCGCGATCATGTTCTTCAGGCCAACGTCGGAGGTCTTGCCGATCCCGCCGCCGAGGTCGAGCACGGTCTTGAGGTTGCCGAACTGGCGCGTCACCTCTTCGGTGGACGGGCCGAGCAGGTCCAGCGACGCGAGCCACGGCATCATCGAGTTCGCGATGGCCTCGAAGTCCACCTTCTCCGCCTCGGTGCCAGCGGTGTAGATGCTCTTGCCGAACGCGGCCATCGCCTCGGCGGACTTCCGCGCCTGATCCGCGACCAGCGCCGGGATCAGCTCCTTCGGGATCGTCGCGCCCTCGTCCGCGAGCTTCTCGATCTGCTTGACCAGAGACTCGACGTTCTTGACGTTCGACACGCCGCCCAGCGCGACCACCTGCTGGCGCAGCGCGTCCATCTCGGTCGCGGCCGTCGCGCCAGAGAGGTCGGCGATGGCCTTCTTCCACTCCTCGGCGGTCTTCTTCGCGCCGACGCCTTCCTTCCGCCACTCCTTGATCATGTCGCGCGAGAGGCGGATCGGCTCGCTCATCTTCGCAGGGTCGCCCTCGCCGCCGCCGAGGCCGGCGACATCCGCCCCGGCCGCGCCCGCTATCGGCGTGGTCATGCTGAACGCGGCGGCCGGCTTCTTCGGGACCATCGAGAACCCGCCGCCGAACGCGTCGAGGTCCGCGCCCGGGACGGCGCTCTTGCCGAGAGCGGACCCGACGTTCACGCCGAAGCCGATGGCGTTCAAGGCCGCGACGTTCTCGACCGCCGCCTTGCGCGTGGCCTCCCACTGCTCCGCGGTGATCGCCTGAAGACCCTTCATCCGCTCGACGTGCGCCTTGTAGACTCGCTGCTCCTCGAACGTCCACGTCCCCATCACCTGCTGGCCCTGCTCCGCCACCTTGTTGACCAGCTGCATCCCGGTGACGAGCGACAGCGCGTCGCCCGTCCAGTCCGAGAGCGCCTTGCCGCCGACCTGCACGCTCATCAGCGCGGAGGTCGCCTGATACGCGACGTAGAACACGGCCAGCGCGGCGGCGGCCGTCCCGAGCGCGGATGCCGCCGCGATCAGCGTGCCCTGCAGGCTGAAGAACGCGGCCTGCGTGGCGAGGGTCGGCGCGATCAGCGCGGGCAGGCCCACCGCCGCACGCCCGGCGTTGGTGACCACCGCGCCGAACGACGTGGCTGCGCCGAGGAGCGGAGGGCCGAGCTTCGCGAGTCCTCCGCCCACGGCCGTCGCGGCCGGCGCGAGCTGGCCCAGCCCGCCGACGAGCTTCGCCAGCGGCCCAGCTGTGGCGACGAAGCCGAGGACCGCCATCTGGACCGGCTGCGGCAGCTTCGCGAACGAGCCGACCACGTGGAGGATGGTCAGGCCGAGCTCTCGGAAGGTGGGGAGCAGCGACCGGAACATCGGCATCGCCGCCGCGCCGATGTCCTCGAACGCCACCTGCATCTCCACCTTGAGCTGCTGCATCTGGTAGCCGGTGGTCTTCTGGTACTCGGCGAACGCGGCGGAACCGGAACCGGCCGACTTCGAGATCCCGGAGAGGGCTTCGCCGTACGACTTCGCCTGCGTGCCCCCGAGCGCGAGGGCCATGTTCATCGCCTCGACGCTGGGGAACAGCACGCGGTACGCCTCGGCGTTCTTGCCCACCGCTTGGTGCAGCTGCATCAGCGCGGCGTTGACGCCCTGCTCCGAGAGGGTCTTCTTGATGTCGTAGCCCTTGGCCGCGAGCAGCTTGAACGCGTCCGCCGCCATCCTCGACGGCGCGTTGATCCCCACGAGGATCTGGCGCAGCGCGGTGGTGGCCTGTCCTGCCGACTGGCCCGTGCGCGTGTACGTGGCGACCGCCGCGTACACCTGCTCCAGCGACTGGCCGGTGGACTCCGCGATGGCGAGGACGTTGCCGAGGACGCCAGCGTAGTCCGCCGCGCCGGCCGCGCCGTACCGCACCGTCTGAGAGAGGAGGTCGAACGACTTCTCCGCCGTCATGGCGGAGTTCGGGAAGGCGTTTATTGTGGCGGAGAGCAGCTTGCCGATCTGGCTGGCCTCGCCCATCCCCATCTGCGCGCCCATCGCGGAGAACTTGACGACGTCGAGTCCCTTCGCTCCCGTGATCCCGGCCGACGCCACGTAATAGAGAGACTCCGCGAGCTTCTCCGGGCCGGTCCCCGTCTCAATCCCGATCTGCTTGATCGACTTCGCGTACAGCTCAAGGTCTTCGGCCGACGACGTGGTCAGCGCGCGGACCTTCGTCATGGCCGACTCGAACTTGATCGCCTCCGCGATCCCGATCCCGAAGATCCCGCCGAGGACCGCCGTCGCGCCCATCGCCGCGCTCTGGACGCCCTTGAGGATGAAGGGCGTCTTCGACAGTTTGGCGTTCGCGCCGTCGATGGACTTCCCGAACATGTCGAAGCCCTGCAGGCCCTTGACGGACCCGCCGATGGCCGCCATCTCCTTGTTGAGGGCGGCGAGCTTCGCGGCCTGCGCGGCGGTGAACGCGCCGAACATCCCGCCGGCCTTCGACAGCCCCGCCTCGAAGGGCGCGGTGTTGATCCCGAGGCCGACGTCGAGCTGCTTGATCACGTGGTCACCTCGTCCTCGTCAAGGTTGCCGCCACCGGCCACCTGCATGAAGAGGCGGTCGGGGCTGACCTTGTGGGAGTCCGCGCGGGATACGTGGACGCCGACCATCATCGAGACCGCCCACGCGAGGTCGCGGAGCGCGGCGTTGCGCCGCCGCCTGTCGCCCCACAGCCGCCACGCCAGTTCGACCGGGGACATCCGCTCGAACTCGCGCCACGAGACACCGAGCCGGCCGACGGCGACGGCCCAAGCCCGGTCGGTGTCTCGCGCGAGGACACTCGGCTCCTCTACCGCTCGAAAGCGATGGCCGGCTGAGTAGGGCGCTCGGGGACGGCCTCCTCGGCCGTCGCCTCGCCGCGCAGGACGCCCGACTTCTTGAGCGCGTCCATGAGGCCCTCGATCAGCGCGGGGAGGTCGCCGCCCGCGTCCATGTGGCGCTCGATGATCGAGTCCACGTCGTCCAGCTTGATCGAGGGGTTCTTCCAGTGCAGGCCCGCCGCGATCCCGGCCGCGAGGTAGTCCGCGCCGATCCGGCCGCTCGCGGAGTCGCCGAAGAAGTGCTGGCCGGTCAGCTTCTCGAAGAAGCGGATGGCCTTGAACGAGTACTTCAGCGAGAGGGTGCTGCCGTCCTTCATCTTCAGCTCGAACGCTTCGCGCATCGTCGTCTCCTTCTCGCCGTCTAGGCGAGGTCAATGAGCGGGCTTGCCCCGTCCCGCTCCGGCGGCCCCTACGTTGCCGCTCCCTCTTTGTCCGCTTGCCCCGGGGAACGGGGGAAGTCGTTTACGCGGTCGCGCGGTTCAGGTTGCCCGCGCACTTGAACGCGGCCTTCACCATGATGGCGTCGCCCACGCCCCCGTCGATGGGGTTGTAGGACTCCAGCACGGAGGAGCCGTAGAAGCACGGGTTGCCCGAGCCGACCGCGCCCGACGACGGCTTGACGTAGACGTTGATCGACGGGGCCGAGCCGGTCGCCTGATTGGCGTAGATGGTCCCGAGGATCGAGTCCACCTGCGTGGTGCCGGCGAAGTCGTTGAGGCACTCCACGTCGAGCGACCACTCGGCCAGCCCGGCCATGTTGATCTTCGTGGTGACGCCCATCTCCGAGATGTCGAGCATATCGGCGCTGCGGTTGATCGTGATGCTGTGGACGTGGGGCAGCGCGGTGCCGCCGGCCGTCGGGGGCGTGCCCGTCCCCGCGAGGTAGACGTATGCGTCGTAGAACTTGGTGACCGCCATGGCTTCCTTCTCCTTCCTCTATGCGCCGTTGCCCTACGGGAGAGCCGTCTCTCCGAAGGCCGCCACGGCGGTGAACGTGGTTCCGCCCGTCCGGGTCCACTTGACCCGGAAGTACGTGTCCGTCGCGATCGGCCCCTGCAGCGTCCCGATGTAGCTCTGGCCGGTCGCCGTCAGCGCGCCCGTAGTCATACGCGAGACGGGCGTGGAGAAGCCGGCCGCGTCGTCGGACTCCAGCTCGAATACGACGTTCGTCGCGTCGGTCGAGATCAGGTGGACCGTGAAGACCAGCCAGTCCGTCGCGGAGATCGTGGTCAGCAGCTGGTTGCTGCCGTTGCCGGTCGCGCCGACGCGCGCGGTGGGCTGGAGGCCGAGGTAGCCGCGGCACTGTGGCACGCGCGTGGTCCCGAGCTGCTGGGCGTAGTGGAACTCCGCGTTGAACGGGGCCAGCTCGCCGAACGCGCCGAAGAAGTTGAAAGTGCCCTCGACGGCCGGGTAGAAGTACGCGACGCCGAGGTCCGCGTTCTTCGGGTAGACGAGCAGCGGCGCGCCGGCCCCGCCCATCGCGTTGAACAGGACCGGGTCGGGCGCGTTGGTCCCGACGGTGTCCTGCGCGTACCACCACCCGCTGACGGAGATGTCCGCCTCGTCCTGCCCCGGCAGGTTGATCTTCGTCTCGATCCCGAAGACCGACGTGTCGAGCATCGAGACCTTGCGGCTCACCGTGACCTTGTTGGTCTGCCCGGTGTAGTTCCGCCCGTCGTAGAAGATCCCGGCGTCCCAGAACTTTTCAACCGCCATGTGCCTGCTCCTCTGCCGCGGCCTTCTCGCCGCCGATTACTCCGCACCGCCGGCACTGCCAACGGCCCGGCTCGCCGAACGTGGCGACCCTCGTGTCCCTGTCCTGCTCCGGGTGATCGCACGCCGGAGCGGGCGCGGCCTCGCCGCGTTCGAGCGCGTCCACCTGCGCGACGAGCGCCGCGAGCGTGGCCCGGATCGCGCGGAGCTGGAGCTGGCTCACGACTGCTCCTTCGTCACGTCGAAGTTGCACCCGAAGATCCAGCGGTCCTTGTCGTCGCGGCCCACCGGGAACGGCTGTTGCCTCGCCTCGATCAGCAGGTAGCGCACGCCGCTCAGGGTGCCGCTGTAGTTGTGCAGTTTGCGCCATACCGCCTCGGCCTTCGTGCGGCCGGCGGAGTAGGTCGCGCTGCGGAGGTTGAGGACGAGCGAGGGCGCTTCCGCAGCCACGGCGCCCACCGTCGCGTCCATCTGGCGGATCGGTCCTTCACCCGGCCCCTCCAAGAGTCCGATGGCGTCGTCTGGGTGCGCGGCGGTGCCCGGGTAGAGCCCGCCCTTCTGGATCGGCCACGCGGGGTCGTTCGACGCGGTCTTCACCGTGCCCACCGACTGCGCTTCGAGGTACGCGCCGACCTCGTCGAGCATCATCAGTCGAGCGCCCTCCGCACCGCCGCGAGGACGTCCTCCGCGACCATGCCCACGTTCTCGGAGAAGGGCTGTTCGAGGAACTTCCACTGGGTCGGGCTGGCGTGGCTCGCCGGCACCTCGTGGACGAACACGGCGTAGTCGGTGTCGTACCCGACCGCGCCCACGATTCTCCCGCCCGCGACCACGTGCGCGTCCACCCATGCGCTCGCGCGAAGCGCCCCCGTGTCGATGGGGCACAGGCGCAGCGACGGCTCAAGCACGCGGCGGCGCAGGGAGCGCTCCAGCTCCTCGGCGGCCTCGTTGACGGCCTCCCGGAAGTCCTCCTCCATGAGCCGCATGAAGCTGTTGAGGTTGTCCGCGCGAATCCAGAACGCGCCCGAGCCGGTGTCCCCGCCGCGCCCGGGGAACCGCTTGCCCCACGACGCGGGCTTGGTCGTGCCGCCGCCTTGGAAGAGGCGCGAGGCGTCGGGGACTCCGCGGGCCATCAGAGCTGCACTCTTAGGTGGCGCGAGCCGTCGGGCCACGCGGGGCGGGTGAACGACTTGACCGGGTAGGTCTTGCCGTCCGGCAGGGTGAGCGTCGCGTCGGCGGTGAGGCCGGCGACGTCCTCCATGTACACCGTCAGTCCGGTGACCGCCTCGTCGCCCCTCGTGCTGGCGACCGAGGTGCGCGAGTACGTCACGCGAGCGCGAGCCGAGACGGACGCCCCCGGGGTGACGGCGTTGTAGGCGTCGGTCGCGCCGGCGAGCGTCACTGTCACCGTATCCCGCATGTTGGTGAGGATCGCGGAAGGGAGGCTCACAGCAGCACTCCCCGGAAGGCGTGGAGCGCGGCGACGGCCCCGTCCACGACCGGCGTGGTCGGCACCTCGCCGGAGTAGCGGCCGGAGTACGAGATCGACAGGTCGCCCACGCCGACGGAGGCGACCCCGGCCGCCGGGGCCTCGCGCATCCCGGCGACGGCGCGGAGGATCTCGGCCTTCACGTCGGGGGAGACGGCGGCCGTCGTGGCGAACCAGCCGGCGGTGTAGGTGACGGTCCAGTCCGTGGGCTGGCCCGCCGAGGTGTAGGCGTTGTAGAAGCGGCCCCAGTGCTCCAGCCACCGCTGCTGCCGAATGACGAACTGGTCGGCCGCCACGACGCTGCCGGCCGGGTCGACGATGGAGGCGACGGAGACGATGGGGGCGCGGCCGAGGTAGATGTGCTTGCCTCCGCCCTCGTGGTACTCGACGAGGGACCGCTGGACGAACTGCGTCCCGAGCCGGCGCTCGATCTCCAGCGTCAGCGCGGAGACGAGCCGCTGGAGGGCCTCGTCCTCGGCGAAGCCGACGATACCGAGGCTGTCGCGGGCCTCGTCCATGGTCACGGCGTCGTAGGTCGCCATCTAAGCCCTCGAAAAAGGGGGCGAGGCGCAGGCCCCGCCCCCCCCGGGGAAGGACTACGACTTGGCCGCGATCTCGACGCGCGGGAAGCCGCGATTGACCCACGCGCAGATCGGCGTCCCGTTCGTGTGGGTGCCGGTCATGGTGACGATCGCGCGGACGAACCGTGAGACGCCGGCGCCCGGGAGGATGGTCACCTCGTAGTAGACGTCGTCCTCGGCGGCGGCGTCCACGATCTCCATCGCGCTGTTCTCGGTGATCGTCACCGAGCCGCTGTAGTCGAGGTACTTGGTGATCCGCATCTTCGTCGCGGCGAGGTCGGCCCAGCCGGTGGTCCCGTTCGCCGAGTCCTGCACGGACGCGATGAACTTGACGGAGCCGGAGAGGGTGTCACCCGAGACGCCGCAGTAGACCCCCACCGTTGCGCCCTCGTAGCCCTTGAGGTCGATGGCGAGGCCCGTGCCGTCGGTGGTGTCGTTGGCGATGTTCGCCGGGATGGTGGGGAGGGAGCGGACCTTGAAGCCGAGGTCGCGGTTGACCGAGGAACCGGAAGCGGGAGGCTGTGCCATGAGATTCGGACCTTTCGAGTCGCTGGGCGGGCCATGAGGTCGGCGTCAGCGAGTGTCAGGGTCCGACTTGGTGAGGCCCGGCGCGCGGTGTCGGACCCGCTACCCGCGCGCCGGGCGGAGGGAACTACGAAGCGATGCTCTGCGCCACGAACGCGACCGGGCGCACGAGGCCGCCCCCGACCCGGGCGGTGGGCAGGAAGGCGACGTTGGGTGCGAACCGCTCCACGAGGCGCTGCACGCGCAGGTCGCGCCGCGAGGCGACGACGTAGAAGCGGGGGTTGCCGAACAGGATCGGGTGCGCGGCTCCGGCGATGGCCGGCATGTGCTCGGTCATCCAGACCTTCTTGCCGAAGAGGGTCCCCGGGACGCTGCCCGAGTAGATGATCGGCATCTGCGAGGAGTCCTTGAGCTGGAGGACCGCGCCGAACGTCAGCGACTTCATGTACCAGACCGACCCCTCGCGGTACTGCGCGGGGAGGGTGTACATGAGGTCGATGAGCCCGTTGTACGTGACGGCGCTGGCCGACCCGGACTTCACGGCCGTCACGCCGGCCCCGATGTAGTCGTGGATGCCGCGGGGCTGGCCGATGCCGTTCCCGCGGAGGAAGGCGTAGTCCCAGTCCATCGCCTGCGTCTCGGCGATGGCCTCCTGCAGGATGGACTCCAGCGGCACGGCCGCGTCCTCCAGCAGGGAGGGGTCGACCACGATGGCGTCCGGCTGCCACTCGTGGACCGGGATGCGCTCGGTGCCGAACGTCGGCTGGTTCTGGACGGCCGGCGCGGTGCCGTCCGTTCCGACGCTCCCGGCCGGACGCCACGCGCCCGAGAAGCCGGTCGACCACGGGTCGGTCCCGGCCGCGATGGACGGGAAGACGAGCGTGTTTGAAGAGCAGGGGACCACGCGGACGCCCGACGAGAGCGCGACCGAGAAGCCCGCCATGTTCTTGACGACCTCGGACTTGAAGTCCTCCGTCACGAGGGCTCCGCCGAGGGTGCCGATGTTGCCGACCAGCGCCTGCCGCTCGTCGGGCTTGAGCGACATGGTCTGGGCCGCCAGCTTGGTCTTGGCGCTGACGTACTCCGGGGACGCCTCGCCGTGGCGGAAGTAGGCGTTCTGGCACTCGCGGATGCCGTTCTGGAACCGCTCGGCCGTCTCCTTGCTGACGACGCCGCGCTCGGCCTTGCCCTCGTCGCGGTACGCCTCGGCGGGGTCGTTCGGCAGGCCGTTGACGACCTCGTTCGCCTTCGCCTCGGCCCCGATCAGCGACTCGGTGCGCTGGGCCGAGGCCATGAGGGTCTCGACGTCCTTCATCGCCTTCTCGAAGGCTTCCTTCTTCGTGGCGGCGACGGCGGCGTCGCCCTTGAGCTCGGCCTCGGTGAGGGCCAGCCCGATCTCGCGGGCCTGCGTCTGGACGGTGCCGAGACGCTCGCGCGTCTCCTTGAGTGCGGTCTGAAGGCTCATCTGGTTTCCTCCTCAAATGCGACCCGCAGGCCGCCCCTACTTCTTGCCGTCTCCGTCGGTCACTTCGGCGCTGCCGTCCTCGGTCGCGCCTTCGCGGCCGGCGGGGGCCGCGTCCTCTTCGTCCACGCCCTCCGCGTCTCCTGACGCGACGAGGTACTGCTTGACGATCTCGACGCACAGGATCTTGCGAGCCTCCTCGGGGAAGCCCATCGCGGACTGGAGCGCGTTCATCAGGGCGCGCTCCGGCTCGATCTCCTGCTCCGGGTACGGCTCGAACTCGGTCTTGAGCAGCGGCACGCCCTCGACGCCCAGCGCGTGCATGTCCATGAGGCGCAGGCGCTCGTTGCGGATCGCGGCCGCGCACTTCGCTCGCGCCCCGCCCTTCTTGGGCATGAGCAGGAACGACTTCTTCATCGACTGCGCGGCGCGGCGGCCGATGGCGGCGATGTGGCCCGGGTCCACCTTCTCCACGAGGTCGACCAGCGTGCCCAGCGCGGCCCGCAGCTTGGTCAGGTTGCCCTCGGAGAACTGGCGGCCCGCGTGCGCCTCGACGTCCGCCTTCCCGTCGAGGAGCGCGACGTCCGCCTCGGCCAGCCACTCGGCGATGTTCTCGTGCTCGCCCTCGCGGTGGACCGTGAGGACGCGGGCGTTCGGGTCGGCCGGGAAGGTCACGATGCTGACCTCCATGAGCCGGGCCTGCTCGACCACGCGGATCGACTTGCCGCCGTGCGTCTCCATCCTCGACTTCTGCGCGGTGAAGCCGATGGACACGCCGTCGAGCGCGCCCATCTTCATCAGCTCGCGGGCCTCGCGCGCGCGCTGGACCTCGAGCGCGAGCTGGCCGTCGAGGACGAGCCCCTCGTCGCCCATCGACAGGTGCGCGACGCCGACGGGCTGGTCGTCCTTGTGCTGCCACAGGAGGGGGTAGCGGGCGCTGCGCTCCAGCGACTCCGCGAAGGCCGAGGACGAGAAGCGCGTCGGTCCGCGCTCGCCGTTCGCCACGGAGTCCGCTGCGGAGGCGACCGCGCGGAAGGTCCCCTCCTCGCCGCTCGTGATCGCCGCTCGCATGAACTCGACTGGCATCGTGTTCTCCTCAACGAAAAAGGCCCCGGCCACCTTGCGGTGGGTCGGGGCCTTTCGTGACCTTGCGAGCCGGGAGGGATTCTGCGGGGGGCGCTACGCCGCTGTCAAGGCTTTGGCTCCGGGATCAGCGGGCGCTGGCCCTCGATCGGCTCGCTCCGCTGCCACGAAGTCCGGCGCTGGAACGCGGCGCTCCGAACGTCGCCCTTGTGCATGTGGAACTCCGCGCCGAGGTGGCCGATGGCCCGCTCCTTCTTCATCGCGTCGAGGTGGAGCGCGAAGAGGACGAGCAGGGACGGCGGCAGCGCGGCCTTGAGGGTAGCCAGCGCCAGCTCGACCGCCGCGGCGTCGGGCGACGCGCCGGCGGAGATCCAGAAGGGCCGGCTCATGCCGACGGGCTCGGGGAGGCCGACGGGCTGGACATGGCCACGTGTCCGATGTCGGAGGTGACCCGCAGCTCGTCGTAGCCGTCGTTCGGGAAGCTCATCCGCGCCGTCGCCGGGCCGACGACCTCGTACTCCATCCGGTGCGACCCGGCGACCAGCGGAGTCGCGCCGTACCAGTCCGTGACCGGCCACGTGTAGCGGACGATCCCCAGCGCGCCCACCGGCTCCGCCGCCATCGCGCGGGAGAAGGACTGGCCGTTGTTGAGCAGGACGTGGAGCGTGACGGACGTCGCTCCGGACAGGTCGTGCGCCGTGCCGCCCGGGTCGAGGAGGTAGACCTCCATCGTGGGCCGCGTGTCCCGCCGCTTGAGGTAGAAGGTCGCCATGCTTACACCACCTGTGTCTGTGACTGCGTGATCGTGGTCCGCGTCCTCGACTCCGCGATCGTGGTCCGCGTCCTCGACTCCGCGATCGTGGTCCGGTACAGGGCGTCTCCCGGCTGGGCCACCGGGTCCCACATCGTAGACGGGGACGGGCTCGCGCTCTCCGAGGCCGACGGGCTCAGGCTCGCGGACGGGGACGGGCTCCGGCTGACGGACGGGGAGACGCTGGACGAGGCCGAGGGGCTGACCGACGCTGACGGGGACGGCGACGAGGACGCCGAGGCCGAAGGGCTGGTCGAGCGCGACGCGCTGGCCGAGGGCGAGAGCGACCCGGAAGCGCTCGCCGACGGCGACGCGGAGGCGGAGGCGGACGCGCTGGGAGACAGCGACAGGGAGGCGGACCCGCTTGGGCTGACGGATGCGGACGGCGAGACGCTCGCGCTCGCGCTGGCGCTCGCGCTGGCGCTCGCGCTCGCGGAAGGGCTCGCGCTGACCGAGGCCGAGGGGCTGGCGGACCCACTCGCCGAAGACGACGGACTGACGGACGCGGACGTCGAGGCCGACGCCGAGGCGCTCGCGCTCGCACTGACCGAGGCGGAAGGGGAGACGGACGGGGACGCCGACGCCGAAGGGGAAACGGACGCCGAAGGACTCCGGCTGGCGCTGGGGGAGCCGATACTGGGCGAAGCACTGATCGAGGACGACGGGCTGACGCTCGCGCTCGCGGACGCCGAAGGGCTGATCGAGGACGACGGGCTGACGGACGCCGAGGCCGAAGCGGACGGCGAAACGGAAGACGACGGCGAGATCGAGGGCGACGCGCTCCCGCTCGGGGAGACGCTGGCGGAAGGGCTCAGGCTGGCCGATGCGGACCCGACGCTCGGCGACGCGCTTGAGGACGGACTGAGGGACGGGGAAGCCGACGCCGAGGGCGACGTGCTGGCGCTCGGGGAGACGGAGGGGCTGGCCGACGCACTGGGGGAGACGGAGGCCGAAGGACTCGCCGACGCGCTCGCCGATGCGGACGGACTGACGGAGGCCGAAGGCGAGACGGACGCGCTGGCAGAAGAGGAGGGGCTAGGGCTGAGGCTGACCGACGCGCTCGGGGAGACGCTGGCGGACGCGCTCGCGCTGGGAGACGGCGAAGCCGATGCGGAGGCGGACGGGGACGCCGAGGCGGACGGGCTGAGGCTCGCGGAAGCGGACCCGATGCTCGGGGACGCGCTGATCGAGGACGAGGGCGAGAGCGACGGACTGACGGAGGCGGAGGGCGACACCGATGCCGACGGACTGACGGAGGGCGAGACGGACGCGCTCGGAGAAACGCTGGCTGACGGGCTTGCCGATGCCGAGGCGCTCGCGGACGGCGAGACGGAGGCCGATGGGCTCACGCTCGGGCTGGCCGACGAGCTGGGGCTCACGCTGGCGCTGACGCTGCTCGACGGGCTCAGGGACAGCGACGTGGACGCGCTCGGGGACGTGGAGGCAGACGGCGAGACGGACGGCGAGGTCGAGGACGAGGGGCTCGTGGAGGACGACGGGGACACGCTCGCACTGGCGCTGCTGCTGGGCGACACGCTGGCCGAGGGGGAGACGCTCGGGGACACACTGGCCGAGGGGGAGAGGGAGGCGCTCGGGGAGAGCGACGGCGAGATGGAGGCCGAGGGGCTCACGCTCGCGCTGGGGCTTACGCTCGGGGAGGCGGACGCCGAGGGGGACGTCGAGGCGCTCGGGGACACCGACGGAGAAGCGGAAGCGGATGGACTGGTTGAGGCGGAGGGAGAGACCGAGGCGCTCGCGGATGCGCTGGGGCTCACGCTCGCGCTCGGGGAGACGCTCTTGGACGCGCTCGACGAGGGCGAGACCGACGCGGAGGGACTTACGCTCGCGCTGGGCGATCCGATGCTGGGCGAGGCGCTGGACGAAGGGCTGACGGATGCGCTCGCGGACGCGGACGGACTGGCCGACCGCGACGCGCTCGCGCTCGGGCTGACGCTCGCGCTCGGGCTCGGCGTGGGCGAGGGGCTCGCGGACGGGTGGACGTCCGACTCCAGCACCAGCGCCCACGAGTTGACCGTGGCCGACGGCGGCGTGAAGTTGTGGGTGCCGCTGTTGCTGTAGGTGCCGTCGTAGGTGAAGGCTCCCGTGCGGATGTTGAACCAGTCGGCGCGGACGGTCGTGCCGCCGGCAGGGGCGAGCTGGCCGAGGTCGACCCCGACGGTGAGCTGCGACGGGAAGAACGCCATGGCGAACGTGCCGTCGCTCGCCTTCGCGGCCTGCACGCCCGCGTTCGTGTTCGGGTCGCCGTTGCCGCTCTTGAGCAGCGAGCCGTCGCGGCTCGGGGCCAGCCGCCACCACGGACGGTCGCGGTTGAACAGGAGGTTGACGTACTTCATGTACGTCGAGCCCGTGCTGTTCAGCGCGGTCGCCCAGCTGCTCCCGAAGAACCAGATCGGGTTATTGCCGAAGCTGTGACCGCAGGCTCCGCTCAGAATGGCCCGGTACGGGTACGGCGCGACCTGCTCGGCGGTGAGGCTCTCCCAGTCCGTCTCGTAGGACGCCTCGTACATGAAGACGGGCTTGGTGGTCGCCTTGGTGTAGTGCGTGTAGACGTTCGCCGGGATGACCGGGGTTTCGGCGTCGTACTGGTAGCAGTTGTAGAGGCTCAGCCACGAGACCGTGAAGCCGTCGGCGGCGTAGTCGTCCGCCTCGAAGCCCGGTCCCCAGTGTCCGCCGTGCATCTGGTTCCCGGCGACGTTGTCGATCCCGGTCCGCACCGCGAGCAGCTTGGATGCCCACGACGTCGGAGGCGTGTCGCCGCCGTGGGTCCAGATGATGTTGCCGAACGAGCCGTACCGCCGACCGAGGAACTCGCCGAACGTCGTGCAGGCCGCGTCCGACGCGGCGGCGAGGCGGACCCTGATGCCCGCGTCGTCGCCGTTTCCGAGGTAGGTCGCGGTGAAGAAGACGACGAAGCCCCGATCCTTCGCCGCCTGCAGGACCTCGTCGACGTGCGCCCAGTACGCCTCGACGGGATTCAGGGCGGAGGAGAACGGGTTGTTGCCGTTGACGTCCGTCAGAACGCCGTCGGGGTTTCCCGAGGAGTTGTAGGTGTCGGTGACGCTCCAGATGATCGAGTTGAAGCCCTTGGCCTTCCGGTCGTTGAGGTACGTGGTCGCGTCGGTGAGGGACAGACGCTTCGAGATCGACCACGCCGCGTCGCAGTGCAGGAAGATCGGCGAGCCGTTCGCGTCCTCGAAGTAGCGTCCCGAGGAGTGGATGCGGATGGGGAACGCGATCGTCGGGGACGGGCTCGGGGACGGGCTGGCGGACGTGGAGGCGGAAGGCGAGGCGCTCGCGGAGGGGCTCGCGCTCTTGGACGCCGACGACGAAGGACTCGTGCTCGCGGAAGGGCTGAGGGAGGCGGAGGCGGAGCCGACGCTCGGCGAGGCGCTGATCGAGGACGAAGGACTGACCGAGGGCGAGACGGAGGCGGACGGGGACAGTGACGGCGACGCGCTCGCGCTCGGGGAGATGCTCGGGGAGACGGACGCCGAGGGCGAGAGCGAGGGGGACACACTCGGCGACGCGCTCGGGGAGACGCTGGCGCTGGGCGAGACGGAAGGCGAAGCGGACGCCGAGGGCGACGCGCTCGCGGAAGGGCTCAGGCTGGCGGAAGGGCTCCCGCCAAGGGGCGCGATGGCGATCTGGTGGTAGCCGTAGATGTCCGACGTGAGCGTGTAGTCGAGAGCGATCGCGGCGGCCGTCGCCTGCTTGTACTCCTGCACCGCGATGTACGCGAGGCTTCCCCCGGTGGATTCCTTCGCGTCGAACCGCTCCGTGGCGACGGGGCTGGCGTCCTCCGTGGCCGCGTAGGCTCCCGTGCCCGGGTCCGCGCCCACGAACTGCACGATCATGCAGCCGTTGACGGTCGGCGTGACCGAGGGTCCCGAGACAGACGTCCCGGCGCTGGCGAGGCCGGCCTCGGCCTGCTTGTGGATCGGCGTGGTCGCGTGCGCGTACCTGTAGCAGAGGACGACCGCCTGCCCCGACTCGCTCGCGTCGTACAGGCTCGTCATCGTCCACGTCGACGGCTCGGACGAAGCGATCTTCCAGAAGAGGCTCGTGGTGAGGTCGACGGTGGAGCCCGCGTCCACGTCCGCGCCGACGCGTGCCCACCCGGCGATCGGCGTCGCGGTGGTCGCCGTGGTGTTCGTGGCGAGGAACAGCAACAGCAGGTCGCCGTCCACCACGCTCGCCGGCTTCGTGATCACCGGTGAGGCGGTCGCGGCCCAAGTGGACTCGACGACGCTGATGAACTGGACGCCTCCGCCCGGGGACGGGGACGGACTCGCACTCGGGGAGGGCGTGGGCGACGGGCTCGCGGAAGGGGAGACGCTGGCGGAGGGGCTGAGGCTGGCCGACCCGACCAAGGCCTCCTTGTACATCACGCACACGGCCGACCACGCGACCGACGCCCCGAGCGTCCAGTCCGCGATGTCGGCCGTGGACCCCGTGACGATGCGGTCCATGCAGCCGCCGGTCATGTACGAAGCGCCGTTCGCCTGCTTGTATATCTCGGTGAAGTTGTTGCCCGAGACGGGGACGAGCGTCGTATTGGTCGTGAACCACACCGAGCACGACCCGACGAACACCGCGCCGGCCGCCGACGTCTGGGTCGCGGTCGAGGCCGTAGTACCCGTCCCCGTGCCGGTCTTGGCGGTCCCATCCACCCGCGATGCGGTGATGTCGGCCCCGCTGTACTCCTGCACGCCGATGACCCAGCTCTTCGAGCTGCTGTGGTAGCACTCGACCGTCAGGCTGCCGGTGCCGGTGACGGGCGCGGAGTAGATGAGTGC